AATTCCTTTTCTCTGTCAGTTAAACCAGTACCAGATAATGCTCTACTCATTGCATCCAAGTCTGCACGTCTTTGGGTAATAACTGTCATTTCTTCGGCACTTATTCCCAGAGATTTTGCAACACTTTCAAGTCTTTGACGGTCTTGAGGACTTATAAATTTTTCAAAAGTACCATCACTATTTTTTCTGAACGTAACCATACCTCTGGTCATTTCAGATATTTTTGCTGTTAGTTTTTCTGGTTCATTACGAGCCAAATACATCCACTCAAAAGGGTCTGTTTTTGCAAACTCACCACCCATTATTTGTAAATTAGCAGCTAAATTAATTGCGTCTTCAAGACCTCTGGCAGCATCTGCAGCACTAAGAGCGTCTTTCATATCAACCTTCATCTTCTCGGCATTCATTGCCATTTCAGCAATACCTTTACTACCTGCCTTAAAACTATATGTGTTTACCTTCTTGAAGTTATCGGTCATGTTTTTTAGTACCTTGGTAGTATTAACCCCCATTCTTTCTGAGGTATCAACAATACCCTGTACCATTTCCATGCTTCTTTTAGCATCTTGACCCATATATGAAAACTGTGCTGCGAGTCTGGTTGCTTGTTCTACACCAAGTCCAGTACCAAGTCCAATTGCAGCAACATCTTCAACCATTTGTGCTGTCAGTACCTGTGCCATACCAGTTTCATCAGCGAAACCAGTCATAATAGTACCAATATCAGCAAGACCACCACCCATTCTGGCAACGTGTCCAGCAGAAAGCTCAAATGATTTTCTCATTTGGTCGGCTTTCGCACCAGCCATACCAAGGTCTCTTATGGTTTCTTTAATGACCTTATCAGACTGCATAAGGTATTCCCACGTTTTAGCTAATAATTTAGAATATTTTTCAACCTTTTTATTAAGATTTTCTTGACTTTTAGCAGTGTCCTTAATCTCCTGATTCATCTGCTTTAACTCACGCTGCTGTTTAGCATATTCTTTTGTGAGGGTATGCATTAAATCAATTTGGTCTTGACTTAAATGTTTTTCGTTGGCACGCAACTCATTAATCATTCTTAATCTATCGGCTTGTTCATCAAGTGCTGCTGAAATTCTTTCTTCGTTTTCAGAAGTAAGGGTAAGACCCTCTCTATGAATTTTTGATAACTCTTTCATGCGTTCATAGCTTTCAACCATCCTTTGTTGAATCTCTAAATCCGCTTTAGTATATTTTCTCTCTGCCATAATAAATTAATCTGATACCTATAAATACAAAAGACCGAGTTTTTTATTATCTCGGTCTAAAGTTATTTTGGTTTTTTGCTTTATCTTGCATCTTCTCGATTTCTTCGTTTTCTCTTTGTAACAGAAATAAGAAGTGTCTTCTTCGATATATTGGTAGTCTTTCTACATAATCTGCTTGAAACTTAGCGTGTTTGGTCAGGACGTAGATTTCCTCATCGACCATTTTTTTATACTCACCCGCTAAGTGTTTGGGAAAAAAAAATCCACTCCTACAGATAATTGCGCATTGAATTTATAACCGTCTTTAGCTAAAAACTCATAATCCATATCAACATCAGGACTTACATCAAGCAATTTTTTACGAATTGTGAATGCATCCAATGCAGGCATAGCATCAATAAATCTATCAATATATGACCTATCGGTTTTATCATCAATAGCTACAACACTGGCTTTCAGTTTCATTGTACTGTATTGACTGTATTCTTCACCACTGGCTTCCATATAAGAGTCGGCTCTTTTAAATATGCTTTGGTCTTCACCAGAACTTAATAATCTGAGTGTAGCCACCTTTTTTCTCATCGGTAATTCTACCTTAAAGTGTCCTCGTTCGTCTGGTTTTTCTGAAATTATTTTATAGCGCAATTTAAGTAAATCAATGGTGGTGGTAAATGGTATATTTGTCCTTGGGTCAGCCACTTGCACCGTGTAATCTGAACCATAACTACTTGTACGTAGAAATAGAATAATAGCATTTCTATCACCAGCAAGTAGTTCTTCTACAATAATACCTGCTGTTTTAATTTTTCTTTTTAGTAAAACATCTAATACTTTTCCGCTTTCAATCAAGGACGGAGTAGTTAGTAGGTCTTCATCCCTACTTGTCATATATTCTACTTTGACTTCAGAGATACCGTGTGAATAGAATTTACCTTCTGAGGGTAGTTTAACTAATTCATATGACATCATTAAATCTGGGTCAGTTTCTTTAGACATGGTTGCTTCAAACTCCTGTGGATTATATTGAGGAGGTTGAGGTATATTAGCTGATGTAGCTTGCTTACCTTCGCTATTTATCACGTCTTTGTATTTTTTTAATGCTTCCGCAATGTTTTCCTTTTGTGGGATGTTGTCGTTTTCTGCCATTTTATAATTTTTTATAGTTTATTATTGTTTTTTTGATAAATACTGAGAAAAAAATTTTCGTCAGGATTCAAGATTTTTAATTAAGACACGTATAAGCATATATAGAACTAAAAATAATAAACATAAATAATATTACTTAAAGTAATTGATTATATAAAATATGGGTAGAGATAGAGCTAAAGAAGACAGAGATTTTGAAGAGCTAACTTCAGTTAATAGTGGAGCAGAAATATCAAAAATAAAAGGCGAAATCAGTGGACTTTTGCCAAAGGACATTAAAATAATAGCTAAAAATGATAGTCAAAAAAAATTAATTAATTCAATAAAGAACAATGAAATCACGATTTGTGCAGGACCTGCAGGCACGGGTAAGACTTTTGTAGCAATTGCATATGCGTTGAGTTTATTGAGAAAAACTAATAATCGTTTTAAGAAAATATACATCGTTAAGTCAGTAACTGCGTTAAAAGGAGAAGAACTTGGCTTTCTTAAAGGAGATATGAGAGAAAAAATTGACCCATTTATGTGGAGTTTCTACATCAACATGGAAAAACTTATTCTTGAATCTTCAATGAAGACCTTACTTGAGAAAGAAATAATCAGACCTTTTCCTCTGGCATACATGCGTGGGGCAAGTCTGGATGACTGTATTATTATTGCCGATGAAATGCAGAATGTAAGTCTGGATAACTCCAGAACACTCTTAACCAGAATCGGAAGTAATTCAAAACTTATCTTACTTGGGGACATTAACCAAGTTGACATGAGAAACAAGTCAGAAAGCTCATTAGAGGTACTTTTAGACCTATTTGACGATGTTTCTAACATGGGTGTTATCAAGATGTCAGAATTGGATACAAACATCAGGAATCCTCTTATAAACATTATTGAAGAGAAGTATAATGACTATGTTGAAAAGAATAAACCAAATGGTAATGGAAATGGTAAAAAATTACAATTAAATGACTGAAGAAAATAAAATATTGGTGATATATGTTGGTGTAGCTGGTCTCAGAAGTCCAGATATTGAAGACTTTGTGAGAAAAATCTCTGAGAGAATTTCTCCTGCAACAATAAAGGGTGAAATTATTGTGATTCCAACCAACTCACCAGATACCAGAATTGAGTGTATCAATCCAAAATACATCACAGATACTCAATTAATAACCGAGCACACTGAGATGATGAAAAAATTACAAGAAGAACTCCAACATCAATTGTCGGAGCTAAAAGAAAACAAGAATGGGTAAAAAATTAAACGTTGGCATAGATGTCAACGAAGTACTAAGAGCCAGATGGCTTCAATTTGATAGATTTTATGCACAGGAATTCAGTAGTGAAGAAGAAATTCCTGCAGCATACGTATATGATTTTTTTAATAACTACGTATGGAACGATACTGTCGAAGTAAAAAAAGAATTAAAAGAACCAGAGGAAATGCCAGATGACATCAACCCAATTAATTATCAGGTTGATGAAAAAGGTGAGGCAGACGCTGATGCATTTTTATTTAAAAAGGGTGAAGAAATTAAGCTAACAGCAAAAGAAGTGTATAATAGATTTATGTATGAAGACTATCTATTTGAACTTCATGGTGCTGCACCTAAAATGTATCAACAATTAGATTTAGATGTAAATAATTTCTTACAAAAATATGAAAAAACTGTTGATTTCACAGTATTGTCTGTTGAAAACAGATTCAGTATTCCACCAACACTTTTCTTTTTAAGTAAGATTTCAAGCAGATTTAGAAACTATAGGTTTGTTGGTAATTCCATTGATATGTGGAAACATGTCGATGTTTTAATTACAACCGACCCTGAAATTCTGAAGCTTGGCGTGCCTTGGGGTAAAAGATTGATAAAACTAACCAGACCATACAATGAAAAGATTGATGGTAGTTCGTTAGAAGTATTACAGGTTGCCGACTTAATTGACAACAATAATTTTGAAAAAATAATTAAATACAAAAAATAATTAAAATGAGCGAAGAATTAAAAGTATCAGCAGAACAAGCTGAAATTGAAAAAATCGAAAAGATTAAAGAATCTGTCGATAAAATAACAAATAAGAAATCTAAATTTCTGTTTGTTGTTCCAGAATCACAAAGTCCAGTAGCAAGTGTATATGAAATATATTTTCATGCGACAGTTGTAAAAAATATGGGATATGAAGTAATAGTATTGGTTGAAAAGGGAGATTATGTTCCACCTACATGGATTGAGAAAGAACTTACCGACCATAAACACATGTCAATGGCAGACCCAAAACTAATGGTCGGTCCTGAGGACGTGATGATAATTCCTGAAGTTTATTCAAACGTAATGGAACAGACTAAAAACCTACCTTGTATGAGGATTGGATTATTACAATCTGTTGACTATATGGTGAATGCACTGATACCGGGTACTGATTGGGCATCCTTTGGAATTCATGATGTTATCACTACTTCACCAACACTTAAAGAATGGCTTGATACTTTCTACGGGAAAGATAAGTTCAACGTGAAGACCTATAATATTGGTATTCCTGAATATTTTGAGAAATCAGATGCACCACAAAAACCAGTAATTTCCGTAATTGGTAGGAACGCTAACGAGATTTCAAAACTTGTTAAGCTATTCTTCAGTAGATATCCACAGTATAATTGGGTAACATTTGACCCAATGCTTACAAAGAGTAAGCCACCACAAGCAATGCGTAGAGTCGATTTTGCAAAAAGACTAAAAGGTAATTTTGCTGCTGTTTGGGTTGACAGAATTGCAAGTTTTGGTACATTTCCTTTGGAATGTATGAAAGCTGGTGTAATTCCAATCGCACTCAAACCCGATATTATGCCAGAATATCTTCTCGAAAGGGATGATGAAGGTAAGGTGACTAAGGTTGTTGAAGGCGCAGGTGTCTGGACTGAGAATTATTATGATTTGCCTGTATTGGCAGGTGAGATTCTTGTTAAATATCTTGATGACAGCATATTACCAGCATTATATGAATCAATGAATGAGGTTGCAAGTAAATATACTCAAGAAGCCAGCGAAGCTAAGTTGACTGAGATATATGGAGGTTATGTTGCACAACGAAAACAACTCTTAGAAGCTGCACTTGCTCCAGCAACCGAAGCACAACCAACAGCAGAATAAAATAATTTTAAATTAAAAACACATAAAAATGAATATATCAGTAATAATTCCCGTTCACGAATATAATGAAGTGGTTCAGGGATATTTAGACAAGGCAATCGAGTCAATTGAAAAACAAGAAGGAAGTGAACTACCACAGGTAATCGTAGTTTGTCCTAATGCGGTCAAAAACGAATTGGTTAATCGACCACAAATAACTTCAGTTAGTGCAGCTACTATAACTTATGTTGAGAATCATGACGCAAGTGATTATCAATCACAAGTAAATCTTGCAGCGAAAGCAGTAACAACCGATTATTTCTCGGTACTTGAATTTGATGACGAATACAGTTCAACATTTTTCAAGAATTCAAGTAAATATATTGAAACATATCCAGAAATTGATTTCTTCCTCACAATGATGATTGAGGTCAATGACCAAAACCAAGGCATTAAACTAACAAACGAAACCGTATGGGCACAACAGTTTGTTGGTGAGAATGGTGAGATGGGTTACTTAAATGCAAATGCATTGAAACAATATACCGATTTTAAATTAAGTGGTGCGGTGCTGAAGAAATCCGAATTCTTAAATCTTGGTGGTTATAAAACAAACATCAAGCTGGCATTTATGTATGAATTTCTTCTAAGAGCACTGAATAATGCTTGCAAAATATACTCAATGCCTAAAATCGGATACAAACATTTGGCAACACGTGCAGATAGTCTATTTGATGGTTATTTAAAAACAATGCCGATGGATGAAAGAAAGTTCTGGTTTGAAACCGCAACAAATGAAGCTAACTTTATTAATGATAGACCAATCGACATGTCAAGACTTAAAAAAGAGGTTGCCTCTGAAAAATAATCTTATATGTTGAATCTATATAAATGAAGAAAAATGAAAGTCCGACACAATATTTTGCTGAAAGGGAAGAACGGGCAGTTATAGATTATATTACTTCCGATTCACTGGAAGAAAAAAATAGAATCTATAATGAAATACTAATTGAACCATTTAGGAAAATGATACAGTCCATATTAAGGAGATATCCAATACATATTGGAAACTATGATATGGAGGAGGTTGAATCTAATGCTCTCACTCACTTGATTGAGCATATGGTGAAATTTAATCCCGATAAAATTACAAAGTCTGGCGCAAAAACTAAAGCATTTAGTTATTGCCAGACAATTATCAGGAATTATTATAAAGACCATAGTAAAAAGAGCTACACTGAAAGAAAGATAAATCTAAGTTTTGATGATTATATTGATGAAATCAATCAAAACATTGAATATCATTATGAGATTGAGACTACAGAACAACAATTACTCGAAAAGCTAATTAATAATGTTGTTGAGAAAATTGAGACAAGAATTAATTCCGAGACCCCAATGAAGAAGAATGAGGTTATTGTTGGTGATGCGATTGTGAATGTTCTGAAGAATTGGCATTTATTATTCATGGAAGACACTCCTGAAGGTAAATACAATAAAAGGGTAACAAATAAATTTGCTAAAAATAAAATTCTGTTGTTTTTAAAAGAACAGACTGGTTTAAGCACAAAAGAAATTAGAATAGCCATTAAACCATTTAAAGAAATCTATTTTATAGAGAAAATTGATTACATGGAGGACTAATGAAAGAATACTGGACACCTGAAGTTGAGGAAGCACTTGCAAATTATGTTACATGTGCAGACTCGGCTGAAAAGAATGTGATATTTGACAAATATCTTTTTGAGCCATTTAAAAAACTCATTGACATTACTGTTAAGAGATATCGTCCAGACGTTAAGACAGTTACCGATGAAATGGTTTGTGACTTGCTTTATCACTTGATAATTCATGTTCAGAAATACAATCCAGACGTGGTGTTGTCGAGTGGCAAGAAACCAAGTGGACATAGTTATTGTAGTATTATAATCAGAAGTGCGATTGCACATGAAAGATGTGAAACAGCAAAAAGAAAAATAATTTTTATTGAAAATGAAGAAGGTTTATCAAACAATAATTGATGCTGGTCATGGTAATTGCATGCAAGCAGCTATTGCGAGTCTTTTCGACTTAGAGCTTGAAGAAGTTCCTAATTTTAAGGAAGAAGAGAGTTGGTTTGGGTCAATGTATAAATTTGTACGTGAACGTGGATACGATTTTGATGGAACACTCTATAATAGAAAGAATGGTCTCTGGAACGGTACATTATTAAAGGGATATGAAGACCGTTTTGAGAAAATTAAGGACATGGAAGGCATTAACGGATATTTTTATGCTGTCGTTTATTCACCAAAATATCACTTACTTGTTGAACATCCCAAAGATTCTGTTACTCATGCGGTGGTAATTGATAAGGATTTTAATATTATTCATGACCCGAATCCTGAATATCAGGGACTTGAAAAATATCCATATGCCGATGAAATTGGTTATAATGGAATTGTGGACATCTTTATGATAAATCCTAAAGAATAGTATTTATATGTACTAAAACTATAAAAATGGCAAGACCACAAAGAAAAAGATTGAAATTTGATGAAGAAAGCGTAAATAGTCTTCTTCAAGAGATATATGACGATAGTCATAATCAAAAGGCAAAAATAACCAGACTATTTACCAAATGGGAAACCAAGGTAAAAGAGGGTGGAGAAATTCAGGCAATTGGTGACCAGATTGTTAAAGTAATTGCATTAGAAGCCAAGAACGTTGACCAAAAAATCCTACTTCTGAAGTTCTTAAAGGAAGTTGTTTATGATAAAAAGGATGGAGGAAGTGTTGGCACTGGTGAACAAACAAAAGCAGGTGAAAATGGAGTTATCACTGCTGAAAGAAGAAACGAATTATTGAGCTTTGTTCAAGAAGAAATTGAACGCAAGGAAAACGAAAAGAAATAAGATATGAGTCGTAGCACTAACAAAGGAGCGGTTTTTACTGGTATTGGTACTCTCACTTCATTACAGCAAGAGAGGAAATTACCTGATGCAACGAATTTATTCCCGTCAGTTAATAACGTGAATGATGTCGTACCTTTTCAACTTGATGTGTTGAAAACGGTTGTTGGTAGTGGTGCACTTAAAGACCTTCTTGGCGAATTATTTACTTCTTTTGTCGATGAAGTAACACCTAAAATGGGAGCTATTTTAATAAAACAGCTAACTCAATATAATTCGGGTCAATTGCTTAGTGCAAACTTTATAAATAGTGGTTACAATGTAGATTTAAAAGATATTGATGTTTTTGATAAATTTAAGTCAAACCCAAGTTCAGATACTGGCAGTTTATTATATAGTGATGATAGTGATACTTTCGATAGGAAAATGTATAATGCTATTCTAAATGATGGGAATGATATTACTGTTAACAATATGGTTCTTAAATATAATGCAAGTACCGACAAAGTTAATTTAAAGCCAGTAGCAAGCATAACCACTCCTAATGTTGGTGATTGGATGGCAGATTTTGTTAATGATTCGGTTATCGTTGACAAAAAAGAATTTCTATCAAACGTCATGAACACAATTTATGGCAGCGTAACGGCAAACCAAGATAAAACAGTCGAACAAGTTACTCAAGAACTGGAAATAAGTAAATTAATTGAGCAACTAATTGAAGACGATGATAGTTTTGTAATATCTGAAGAGGATTTTGATGAGCTATTACAAAAGGCACAGGGGTTAGTGGATGGTGTGGTTTATTACGATATGGGGTGTGGTATTATTGAAGCACAACTACCACTTAGTGGAATGACGAATTTAATTGCACAAATAAGCGGTTCAACCGATTCCTATGCGGTTGGAAACGCTGTTGATGGGACAATTGATGAAAGTATGTCAAATACTCCAGAAGTTGCAAAAGAAAATGAACAAACAATTAAAGACGGGTTTTTCCAAAGACTTATTCAAGCAATTGCTTTGGCACTTTCACAGGCACTTACAGTTGCACCACAGATACGTGCACTCCTTGCAATCTCAAGTGGACTCATAAATGGTGATGTACCTCAAATTGGTAATCCTCTTGACGATTTGAAAAAATTTAGTGTATTTTTAAAATGTGTGATAAAAGATGTGATGAAACTAATAAGCAAATTTATTTTTGATACAGTAGTTGCATATCTCATAGCACTAATCACACCAATATTAACTGAACTCGTTAGAGAAAAGATTATTTTATATATTAATCAATTAAGAGCGATGTCACCAATTAAAATTTAAACTTAAATAAAATGATAGTAGACCAAAAATTAAACAAACAGTTCGTTGGCGTTTATCTTATCGATGGCGATAAAGATGGCACACAACTTGCAACCTCTTCAAAACCAAATTGGTTTAGAAGAATGACAACAAGATTATTCTTAGGTTGGAAATGGATTGACATTAAAAAACTAAAAGAAGTTAAGAAAAACTAATTATGGCATTAGATTATAGTAATATTGATGATATTGTTGCTGGTTTTCTTAAAATATTGAGTCTGGGTTCAGTGGGCGGACCGCCACCTATCCCAGCACCTCTAATATTAGTAGGAGTACCGACACGTACTGGTTTATCACCAACGAAAATAGCTTCACGCATTATTGCCAGAAAATCAGAAGCAGGTCTTCCTGTGGGCGTTTTGCCTTCAGGTGGTGTAAGTCCCGATGAAATCATGGAAAGAATCAGGATTGAAGAGATAATAAATGCACTTCAACAAGACGCAAAGATTTCGGTGGTGATTCCACCCGGGATATCGTTAACGGCAGCAGGTATTTCACCTACAGGTCCTGTTTCGGTATTCGGCTCAACGATTTACTATGCAAAAGGTTATGGAATTATACAATAATGGAAGAGTTAAATAAATATACACCAATAGAGCTAAATAAAATGATTAATGATGTCAAGGAAAAACACGACAAGTTAAAACAGGAGGTCGTTGACTATACCTATGAACTTGACAAACTCGAAAAAAAAATGAACGAGAAAATTGTCATCATTAATGAATTAGAAAAAAATTATATTGAATTAATTGAGGAAATAACCAGTAGATAATGTACGATAGACCAATTATACAAACCAGTAATCCATATAAAACGGATGGTACACATGAAATTACCAGAACGATATATTATGGAGAAGTGGTTTCTATTGATGATGAAACCGAAGGTGGTAGAATCAAAGTTAAAATACAGGGGTTTGATAATAAAACAGATAATTCTGAATTGCCTTGGTGCTACCCAATGCTACCTAAATTCTTTCACATATATCCACAAGAGGGTGAAATGGTTAGAATTTTTATTGAAGACATTAGATATCCAGAAAGAAGTAGATTTTGGCTTGGAAGTATTATTTCTCAACCACAAAAAATTGGATATGATTCGGTTTATACTGCACTCTCAACAACAGATAAATCACTCTCATCACCAGAGAAAGCACCAAATACTTACCCTGATGCTGTTGGTGTGTTCCCATTAAAAAGCGATGTGGCGATTGTGGGTAAGGTCAATACTGATATTATACTGCGCATGAATGAAGTGCACATCAGGGCAGGTAAACATGAAAATGATGACATATTAAAGCTAAACACAAAAAACCCAGCTACAATTAGTATGGTTTTCGAACCAACAGGCGATAGTGAAGAATATTATAGCAATACCGTTATAATGAGTGATAAAATTGGAATATTTTCACACGATGGGATTCCGCAATTTAAAGCAGCACGAGCAGAAGCTAAAGATAGGAAAAGAATGTTTGCCGAAGGTCACCCAATTGCAAGAGGTGATGTTTTAGTTCAAGCACTAAACATTATTCGCCAAGCACTTATTGGTCACATACATGGCTATTCCAATGTGCCAGCAGACAAAAATTCAATTATAAAAGATTTGGAAAACATTAATCTTGAAGCAATTTTACAAAAAAATATTGTAACTAACTAAAATTTTTGTACCTTTGCCTTCTATGAATATCGACATTCCTATACCACCTCAGTTATTTACGGCATTTAATGATGTGACGTTTTATGACGAACCACATAAATATTATTTGGAGGATAACCAGCTACTTAGTGTTACTACGCTGATTCATAGATATCAAGAAGAATTTGATGAAGATTACTGGTCAAAATATAAAGCCAATGAACATAAATTAACTCAGAAAGAAATTGTTAGGGCATGGAGATTTATAAATAAAAAGGGAACGATGAAAGGTTCTGCAATTCACGACTATGCAGAAAACCTATTTTTAAATAAAGTGTTTCCGTATCCCAAACAAATGATTCTGGATGAGTTCGGTTTTGACCCCGTTAAACCAGAATATGATATTACACAAAGACATGTCGATAGATTCTATGGTGATGTTCAGGGCAAACTAATTCCAGTTAAAACAGAAATGATTGTCCGTGATAGAGAAAGTCTTATTGGTGGAATGCTTGATATTTTATTCTGGAACGTCAAAACACAAGAATTTCAAATCTGGGATTGGAAAACCAATAAAGATTTTACAGAAGAAGAACATGGAAGACATTTGCTCGATGAATTATATATGCTTGAAGACTGTGACTTAGAAATCTATTCATTACAGCTTGAAATGTATAAGCAAATTATAGAAAAGCATGTACCAATTAAACTTGGAAAATCGTACATTGTTTGGTTTAGTCATAATAACGATAATTATAGAATTATTGAGACTAAAAACAGGGAATTCTACGTGAAGAGATTAATCGAGAAAAGAATTCAAGAATTAGCTGCATAAAAAAACTCGCACCATTGATGCGAGTTTTTAAATTCTGTTCGTACCTCTTATAAGTTAAGGATACATCTCCAAGGTTGAATCTCTAACGTAATGTTAGTCAAGTCGTCAGTTCCGTAATCATTTTCACCAAAATCAATTGATGTAATCATACATTGTTCCAAGAACCATTTTTCAACTTCGATGCCCGTTGGGTCTAATGCTTTCAATAAGATGTTCTTCTTATATCCTGCAGCATAACCCATACGTCCTGTGAGTGATTCTGCGTGTAAACGAACCCATTCCATAAGTTGTTGTGAGGTTGAAGGACCGATAGGGTCGAGGAATGTCAGAGACATTGCTTCCCAAGTATATCTACCTGCAACATAGTTTCGTTCGTTCATATAGTCAATCTGTACCGAGTTAATCTTCATTGAAGGTCTTTTAAATTTTTGTACTTTCCAAACCTCAATACCCAATTCGTCTGCAAATTCTGCAAAGAATCTGTTAACTCTTTTCGGTTCATAGTTAAAAGGGATACCCCTAATCATTTCTCCTGCCATGTTATTTAGTTGTTAATTGTTTTATATTTATTTTTACGTTTTATAATAAATACTCAGGTAATCAAAAACTGATTATAATTTTGGTATAATACCTGTTCTTAAATATAATCTGTATGGTGATGAGGTTTTATTATTTAAAAAACGTGCGAGCTTTTCTTCATAAGTTGGGTCTACTTCTTCAACTTCCACTTCAGTTTCTTCTTTTTCTTCCATGAGGTCAATCTCAATTGGTTCGTTTGCAAAAACTGGTTCAGGTGCTACTTCAAGCTCTTCTTCAATTTCTTCAATTGTTGGAAGCTCAACTTCTTCTACTGGTGCTTCCACTTCTTCAGGTTTTTCCATTGGAATTACCGATTCGAGTTCAGGTGCAAGTAATTTTGCTGGCACTTCAACAACTTCTTCTTTTATTTCTATTTCTGGTTCTACTGCTCTTTGTTTTAGAGCACTTTTTCTTGGTCTTGCCATAATTCTTAATTTAAATCAATATTATTTCTCATAAATACTTATAAAAAAGAAAACCCACAAAAGTGGGTTTTCCAGTATAAAAAATTACATTATGCACCAACATCGGCAAATGATGCACCAGAAGGAGTTATAGTAAAAGTAATGCCGATAAATTCAACAGCACGTGTTGGTTTTAAGAATATTTCACCATATAGCTCGTTCCTATCACGAGTTTCAGTTGTGTTATTACTATCATCCATTTTAATTCTGAAGTCATATAAACCTCTTTCTCTCTTGATTGTATCAAGAACAGGAGTTGCTTTTGACAAGAATTGGTCAATAGTTGCTTGGTCGTTCTGCTCGAATACAAGTCTGATTGCGATGTTAGCAATAAGAACCTTGATTTGAAGTAATAGTCTACGAACGTTGATTCTATCAAGTGCGCTTTCTTTAACCTGTAGAGTTTTCTGTCCAAAGATTGCAGTACCTGCATCAGCGAAGTCAGCCATTGGATTAATTCTACCTGCGTAAAGTGTATCACGAGCATCAAGGCTTAATTTATATTTAGATTTCCTTGCGTTTGTTACACCACGGTTTAGACCAGCAGGTGCGAACCAAGGGAAGCTTGTGTTATCAGTATATGCCATCGCTCTTACTACTTCACCTGTTGGTGGAATATAAACGTTAACATTATTTTCGGTGTCACGCATTTGAATCCAAGGGAAGTATGTACAACTGTAGCTTGAATCAATGTCTGCTGTGTTAAGCAGGTCAACGATATCATTTGAAGCAAGAACATCCGCTTTACCACCATCACCAATTGTTTGTGAAATGTTCACGTCTGGAGAATCGATAACATATAATGTATCTGTTCTTTGTTGCTCAATCATTTCAATTGTATCTTGAACTAAGATATTCTGGTCACTCCAGTTAATTGCAGGAGTTGCGAATAGGTTAATTGTAACTTCTTCTGGGTTTGCAAATGTATTGATTGCAGTTTGCCATGCTTGGAAGTCATTTGTTGGATTGCCATTAGGTGCAACACCGTCATAAATTCCATTAACACGGTAGTTATCACCATATGAATGTGTTGTTCTGTTAGCATCCCAACCATCAAATCCACCAAATGGTGCTAATGTGAACTTTCTTGTGTTTATATTATAATATACATCTGTTGGGTCAGTAACATCAGTAACTGTCTGGAATGCACCAGCACCAGCATCAAATCCGTAACCAAATGAAGTTACACCACTTGCAGCAGCATCCATGTGGAAACCATTTGTTTTAATGTGACTTCCTGTGCTTATTTGTCCGTTAAAATTGAAATAATTCTGATTGATTCCAGTTCCAATTACACCGTCAGCATCATATGCGTTCTCTGAAACACCAAGATATACTTTTCTGATAGTTTCATCATCATTGTATTGGGTCTTGTAAAAAATCTTTGGAGCAATACTTGCTGGAGTAGCACCACTGTATTGTGGGAATAAATAGCCTTCGAAACCAGCAGGGAAATCCTGTGGATTTACATCTTCTGCCATTTCAACCATTATGTATTCACTTAAAAGGTCATACTCACCATCAGTAGTACCGATACGTTGAGCAATGTAATTATTATTACCTTTAACCAGACCACATCTTGAGAAAGTTTCCAATACATTTAGATTATCATCCGTATCATTAAATGCACGAACAACAACATCAAATTCTAATGCTATTGGATTAATGTTTGTGATACTAATTTTAATTTCTTGGTTAGCTGCATCACCGTCAGAGATACTAATAAATCTGAATAGTCTACTAACTGCACTACCTTTAATTTCAGATACAACCCAAGGAGTTTCAGGGGTTTTAAACTGTGTTTTATAATTAGTAAAAGTATCGTCATCACATACAGTTAAAGTAGTATTAACACCAAATCCGTATGGTGCAACACCTGACATACCATAAGCTTCTAACCATGCAGGATATGAATCACCATCACCATCAAGTTTTTTCACGAGGTCTGGATAAGCAGCTTCAACCCAAATCATAGTTGTTTTATCTTTTGGTTCAAATCCAATTACGTTTGGTAAATAACTGCTTGCACTTGAACTTAGAGAAGCAGTATAGTTTGCGCTTGTAGTACCACTCGTAGCAGTCAATGTAAATTGACCAAATAAATCACCAATACCTGTTGTTGTATTATTACCAGATAACGTGATATTTGTTGTGTCGAAAATCGTTGTTGGTGCTACATTTACGTTGTCCTGAACTCTTGCTCTACTTCTTATTACAGCAAGAACCATGTCAGCGTAGTCAGCATATTCAGTACCCGTAAATACTGTTGAAACAACAGAACAAGTACCACTAAGTGCTGTTGAGTTGTATGTGACACAAGTGAAAGCATATGAAACCCCACCAAACGTAGCTGCGCCAGTAGATTCGAAACCCTCAAAACTAACACCAGTATCGCCAGTAGCATTCAATGATACACCAAGATATGCGCCATCAACGAAATTAGCTGTGAACGCACTTGTTGCACCACTTACAATTGTTGAAGGGTCTACACCTGATTTTAATGTAAGTGCCCATGCCTTGCCAGCATCATATCCGCTTAAACCCAATACACGGGTTACCCATAATTGGTTTGAATCACCAAGATATGCGTTAGCCACATATGGTAATTGATATTGTGATATTGAATTACTACCATTAGATATTCTCTGTACACTTTGTCCACCAAATCTATTTGCGAACTCGGTTTGGTCTTGAATGAAAACTGGCTCAAAGGCAGGTCCTTTAAGCGTTTCACCAACAAGACCTAATGTTGTTATGCCTACGTTACGTGTAACAAATGTTAAATCACGTTCTTTAAATTTTACACCCGGAGAGGTGAATACAAAATCTGCCATGTTATTTATTATTTAATTATTTATAATTATTTTCAATTGATAGCTTTCGCTGTTTCTTTTCAATAAATACTAAAAAAATATCGAAAAGGTGCTTAGACATAATTATTATAACACTGCTATTCTTATTGATAAATCCAGATTTTCACCTTTTTAAAATTTTTTGGGTCATATTTTTTAAAAAATTGATTTTTTTGTATGAAATTTCTGAAAAATTCATGCAAAAAATATTTTGATATTAATTGAAATTTTTTATCTTTGTTTGGTTTTCATTGATTTAGTATTTATGAGAAACGTTTTATTATGAATAAATCACAACGAATTTATATTGACCTTGACGCAAAAGAAACCAATAAAAACATAAAAGTTAGGCTCGAACAAGAAACAGATTCTATTGAGTTTCTATCAATGAAAATTGACACTAAGGATGTTTATAGTGATTTTAATGCAGATTATGGTGTTCTGGTTGGTAGGGTAACAGCAAATGGTGGAATTGGCATTGAAAACGCAAAAATTAGCATTTTCATTCCATTAGCTGAAGAAGATTATAACGATGGTGATATTGTAAGCATTTATCCATATAAAACACCCAGAGATAAGAATAACGATGGTAAAAGATATAACCTACTACCAAGAGTTTCAAAAATTAATCCCGACACACGACAAAAAGAACCCAAACAGGCATTTGGAAGCTTCCCAATAAAAGAAGAAATTGTAACTAACATAGAACATCTCGATGTATATAAAAAATACTATAAATATACTGCCCTTACAAATGAAGCGGGTGATTATATGATTTTCGGAGTACCCATTGGTACACAAACGGTTCATCTTAGTTGTGATATAACAGATATTGGTAAATATAGCATGAACCCTGCTTCAATGGTACAGAACATGGGATATTCCGAAAATCAATTCCTTGATAGAGGAACAAGAATTAAACCGAGTGATGATTTAGGTGATTTACCAAACATTGAGACACAAGAAATTAGTGTTGATGTGATACCGTTTTGGGGCGATACGGAGAATTTTGAAATTGGGATTACTCGTCAGGATTTTAGAATACGTGCTGTTCTTAGCAATACATTTACTGTTTTTGGAAGTGCCTTTACTGATAGCGACCAAACAATGAGAGCCACCGAAGATGACCAAGACCCTAACGAGAAAGAAA